ACCACCGACATTTGCATCACCAAAAATACAAAAATAGTAGTGCAAATCATCCAAACAATAAACTTTTCGTATTTTCTAAAAAAACTGAGAATCCTCGGTGATTTTTTCAACTTCTTCATTTAACTTATAAAAAATAATTTCTATATTTTTACTTCCGAAATGGATAATATCTGAATCCTGAAGAACTTTAAAATAAACTCTCTCTTCGTTAACAAAAACACCGTTGCGAGAATAGTTCTTACCCCATCCATCTATTAAGTGATAATGCCCTTCGATTTCACAAATCACTGCATGGATGCTGCTCAAATAATTCGGTGGGTTAGGAATTTCGACTATTGCTGTGGGCTGTGATAAACACTGGCTGAAACTCAAACATTTTTTATAGTTTCTTCCGAATATGTAATTACCTTTTAAATTAGAAAAAAACTTATCAAAAGTAATTTGATTACTACTTTTGACAAGCAAGCGGAAGGAGTACTCAAAGCTCATTTATTGCTGCGCTGGTGAAGGTAGCCAGTAGGATACAATTCCTGTTACCAAAGAGGTGAAAACTGTTAGTTCTTCTGGGGGAACTGACGCTTGATTTAATCTGTGAAAGCAGAAGAAAAGCACTAGCAAACTAATAAGTGTTTGAGTAAAGAAGAAAAAAGTCTTTGTACTACTACTCGATATCACAGACTTAAATCCCCCACCTTAGTAGCAAGTAGGGCATGGCGATTCCAGTAATTCGTGTAGAGCTTTTCCATCAAATCCCAGGAGTAAACATCGAATTTACCAGCGAGAGAACTTCTATCTGCATATCGATGCGCTGCACCCGCTCTACTGCCGTATGGATCGTGTATCCAAAAACTTTTGTTTTCAACATTAAAACCAACCGCTAGAACAATATGCCCGCCCGACTTATAATCAACGCTTAAAGGTACCGGGACATCTTTTCTTAATATTTCAATAATCCCTTCTAACTCAACATCCTTTGAGTAATAAGCGGTAATTCTCAAATCTCGCAAAGCATTGATATGAGGTTGGTTGTAAATCGTGTCACCATATTTTTTCAAATACTTCGCATACACGCTCTCTGGCTCCACAAACCCGCCCTCTTTTTGCAATTGCCGTAGATTTTTCAACCCGGCTTTTTTTAAAATATGATGTGCCAACATTGCACTACAAGTTAACTTACACTGGCGATCGCCAGTTCCGAATAAATTTGTAGAATTATCGCGCTGAAAGAAATATTCAACATCTAACTTAACTGTTTCTAAGACTGGTGCTTCAATTCTCAGCAACGCATCAGCAGTGCATTTCCCCAAATAATCCAAATCCCCCAAATCCCGCGCTTTTTTAAATTTGTGAAAAGCAGCCATCGTAATTGGTCCTACCTTTCCGTCGATGGAACCTTTTAAATATCCACCGCGCACCAAGCATTCTTGAACTGCTTTAGCCCAAATTGGAGGGGCATCTTTCAGTAAAATCGTTCCGCAAAAGTTTTTTAGTGATTCGGAGTGATTCATTTAATTGGTATTTTTATATACTATTAGCTAAGTAATTTCATTATTCCCAGTATTCAGCTTAGAAAAAATGCGACAAAATGAGAAAATTAAGTGTCGCGTTTTGTCTGATTATGTTAAAAAAAGAAGTCGCAAAAACGTTGGGATGCTCGGAGAAGACCGTTGAACGGCACGTCAATGAAGGTAGGCTATCGCAGCGGTACGAGAAAACACCAGGAGCTAGAGGGAAATCGAAAGCTGTATTTGATAAACAAGAGGTGCTGAAGCTAAAACAAGAATTGAAACAACCAACGTATTTATCTATACCGGAAGTCGCAAATGATTTAAGTCAAATTAATTCTCAACTTTTAAACGACGAAAGATTGGATTGCATTAAGCAGGGATTCAACGCATGGGGATACAACCAATATTTAAGTAGCTTGCAGCAGAAGCTGTTATTAAAAATAAAAGAAGCTTCAGACTTAACAGGATTTTCCCAATCGGGAATTAAAAGAGCTATAAAAGATAATCGATTGAGAGCTATCAAAGAAGGGGGAGCGTGGAAGATTAGTAAAGTTGATTTGTTCGATTTTATTGCGATTGAGTGTCAATTCAAAATTGCGCGATAAGCTAAAGCTTGATACTTCGTATAACGCAAAGTTATAACCCTTGATTTCACGTATTTTGATTTGCAAGAAGGAGCAACAAGCTATTGATTCCCCGTTACGCTGGTGTAGGTATTGATTGTTCGGAATGGAATATTGAGGTTATCCCTAGTGGTGGAAACTTGACCACTGGCGGGACTATCTATTTTTCCTTCCAATTAATGAATCGCGCTGGACTAAATCGTGCGTTTATATCCAGCGCGGTAACTTATATCCAAGGAGATCGAATTGAAATCACAATTCCAGAAAGCACAATTCGTGAAGCACATGATATACACTACTTTATCTTAAGTGCTTCGACAAGCAGTAATCCTGAAAATTTTATACAAATTGCTCGCTTGCCTGGGTATCAATACGGTGAAGGGATTGAACCACAATCGATAAAACTGCAACTTCCTGCAACGATTCAATTAACCGAAGACGAGCATTTATTACTTGCACCAAACGTATTAAATGCTGCAACTTTGCCATCGGGGGCAGATTTAATTGATGGCATGGTGCGGTGGGTTATTCAAGAATCAAGGTTTGTGGAATATCAAGCGCAATTCGATATTTGGGAATTTTTAGGAAGCCCAAATACTTTTATTTTGGATACCACTATTGATGGGAGCGATCGCAATCTTAGTGAAATCGATCCAACCGATATAATTCCCCATCCGATATATCCACCAGCGCCAAACACCAAAGTTTTACCAGAGTGGGAAAGTAAATATTTTCTCTATAATAATTCCGATAACCCGCTACCTGCGGGGACAGAATTTGGGATTGAGCTTTCCTATAACAACAAACGCAGCTCTGACTTATTAAACGGATTATTTCTGATAAAATTTGATGGGTTTGTAGATGGAAACGGAAACCTACGCACTACCGACAGCGAAGGAAGAGATTTCAACAATGTTGGTGGCTTTATTCCTTGGGAACCAAAAATCGAAACGCCTTTTATCACTGATGACGAATTACAGCCGGGAGAATCAATATCGATATCAGTAAAACCTTTCTTCTCAACTGCCGAATTAAACAATCAGGTGCCTGATGGTGCAGTGATTGGTATTCTTCCGGTGATTCGCACCCAAAGCGGCGGCTATAATCCAATTGCGGAGTTGATTGATGGTGACGTTGTTTTTGCTAAAGGGGATTATTATCGAGTTTTACCCACTTCAGGCTTAAGCTTCACTATTGGCAAAGGTATGGCCTTAGTAGGGAGCTATTCTTTTCCGGTAAAACCATCTCGCACAATATCCGGATTGCGAGAAAACACTGCTAACCAGCAGGTAATTATTAACGGCAATGGTGCAGTATATTTAGAATCTCCGAACTATCAGCCGACTAGTAGCGAAGCGTTGCGAGCGCTGGTTGGTACGGTAAGCGGAGAATCTGTAGCAACCGAGTGGAGCGATTATTTAGAAGTAACTAATGGCGGCATTTCGGTTAGTGCAATTATCTCAAATATAATTAGAGAAGATTATCCCGACGTAATTAAAGGTGCTGCTGCTCAAGTAAATGCCCCAACGATTAATGTTTATTTACAGCGTCTCTCTGATGGTGCAATTCGTAAATTTAGCTCTATCTCGCTTTTACCACAGAACGGATTTAGCTATACTATCGGCGATTGGAATGACGGTATTGATAGTACCCTTCCTGTTGAAATCGAGGAAAATTTCTCGTTATTCGCACCGGGAGAAGTAACACTTGCTGAAGATAGCGGCATTTTAGCAACCGATAGCTACCGCGTTGCTGTTAGCTACGGCTATGAAGGGACAGAAATAACCTCAATTTCTCACGCTTCTCCACCTTGTATTAAGGAGTGGTATGGCGCTTTTCAACCGCCTTCTTTGGTAGCAGGAGAAATTACTATATTTGAATCCGAGCAACCGCCGGTAATGGTAGTAACTCAAACTGGTAATCCAGGTGAATATAAAATAGATATTGGATTTTTCGCATCTGGTATTATTCCCCAAACTTGGGATACTGCCAACTGGGATAACGTGAATTGGGATGGGCTTAATTAATGGAATTTTTATCTGAGCAAGAATTTAGGTGCTGTAAACTCGCAGCTTTAGGTAAAACCAATTGTCAAATAGCATCTCTCTTTGTATTTAGCTCCAGGTACTGTGCAACATTATCTTTATTTAGCTTACAAAAAATTAGGTATTAACCGTCGTCAACGTCTGCCGCATTTGTTTTTCAATAAAGATAATTGGTATCAGTTGACAGGAATATTTTATCAAAACTTAAAATAGTAAAATGGCACCACAAGTAGGATATTCAATCTTATCAATATCAGCCATCAAGGCAATTGGAGCAGAAGATAGAGTTAATGGGTATTGTCGTATCACTAGGGGTAACTTTAACTCTTGGTATATGTTCGTGGAATCTTCTACGGCAATTCCCGACGAAATAAACGTGCTTCTTCCTAACGATAATCCAACAACAGGTAGATGGCACAAATCAAACGAAAATCCCTCTTTACCTGCAATTTTGGTTTGTGAGAATCAATGCAATTTAGATGGTAGTGGTAAAGCTTTGAAGTTTTATGCACCCTACGAAGGGGAGATAATAGTTAAGCCGAGTTTTGATATTGCCATCGGCGACTATTGGGAACAAGAATTACGATCGGGCAATGAAACTAGAGACAAGAGCGTTGAAGTTCAAGTTTGGAATCAAGAGCCAAATTTCAATATGGATGGTAGAAAATTTGTAGAAAACTTACCTCGCACGGGTGGAAAAGTAAGCATAAAAATGGATTCTGATTACCGCTGGCTATCAATATTCGCTTGTGAAGATGGCGGCAGTAGTCGCGATGGTGTTTGCTTTATCATCAATCAAAATTTGATTACTTTAATTGATTTTAATTAAATGATTTATTATTTAAGTGCTTGGATTTTTAGTAAGAATCCCAATTATTTATCAATCCTCAAGAAATCTGAACTAGGGGTTTACTATTTTTGTCGTAAAGTTGCGATTGAATGCGATAAAAACGGCTTTAATACCTTAGCGTTGCAGTTAAGAATTCAAGCTGAATCTGAGTACAACCACGCCCAAGCTTTTTCTAAATTAATGGGGGGTAAATTAACTGAGTCTTACAAAAGTTTAGAAAGAAGGGGGAACAGAACAATTGAGTGGAGCAAAATTGACTGGGATAGTAGTGAAGAATATATTGCCACCAACTTATCCCAAAACGCGATCGCAAAGTTGTTTTTTAAAGGTAAAAGTGCTGACAGCTATAGCTTATTTGATAAATTAGCCTTCATGCAGGTACTAGAAGAGCATCAATACAAATTCTACAAGGCTTTGTCGTTATTTGTATGTCCGGAAATAGCTAAAATTTTACAATCTATTATCTCAGACGAAAAAACACACTCAAGCTCCTTGTTAGACCAGCTGTCTTTAGTCGTCCCAAAAAATCATATTCATAGATACTTACTTAAATGGCAATATAGAAGCTTCATAACGTTATTAATGCTGCCATGTTTGATAAAAAAACTGTAGATGAATTCCAAAAAATATTTGGAAAAATATCTATTATAAAATTTGATTTTGATTGCGATAAAGACGACTTTATCTACAGCAGGATTAATAACAGCAAAGTAAGAATTAAATGCCTTGCTAGAGTTAAGATAGGCGATAATTGCTTAATTTTCGAGGAAAGCAATTTTTATTATTTGTTGAACATTAGCGACCATTCAACATCTTTAAATTATCAAAGAAATATCGAATTTAATAAACAGTCGTTGAATAAAAATAATTTATTTCTACCTTTTAAAATTCTATACACAAAGTTTAATGCTGACAATGCCAGAGTTTTTATTGGTGGACATTCAAAAACCCCAACCTTTTTATTCGCAACAGACAATTTTAATCCAGAAATTAATTATCTTGCAAGCGGAAATATAGCAAATAAAGGTAAAAATAATTTTTTAAGTTTTTCTAGCCTACCATTAGAATCATCTGACTTATATTTAACATCAAGAAGAAAGCAGATTTATCAAAACAAACTCATTTCTAATTTTGCTTTAAATTTTTATTGGCTAGGATATGATTTCTTTTTTACGTATTATACAATCGACGTTTATACGCTTATAGCACCAAACTTTGACGAATCAAGTAAATTATTGTATCTCATAGACAAAGACGGAAATCAAGAAAATATTCCATTAATTGCGGACGAAATTTTTGATGAAAATGAATCCCCAAGATTTGACAGAGGAAACTTAGTTTACAACAAATCAACAACTTTTTTTGACAGACATATTAAATTTGAATTTGAATATTCAGGTGTAGAATTTTATTACGAAGAAAGATTGGCTCGTCGTTCAGAATCTGAAGAAACGACGACTTACAACAATGCTAATAATTTTACGAGAAGTACTAGAATTAATGAACTTTCTGCGCTTAGAAGCGTTGAATTCTTGCTACCTTTTTTCTGTGGCGAGGATTTTATTTTGTATTCAAAATATGAAGATGCGGGAAATATTGAGCATCAAGCGTCTTATTCTTCAGATTCTGACTTGATATCTGCAACGGTTTTTTATAATGATGATCAATTAAGAACTTCATCTTTTACTGACCCATCCTCTATTGGCAGCTTTGTTATTAGGGGAGCGAATGACATCATATTTAGAGATGGACAGCAAATTGAAGCAGACAATTTTCGGACAGACCTAAATTATTATGAGCTTATAAAACCATATTATTATGATAAAAATGAAAAGACGACTCGTGAATTAGATTCTAATTTTTCCGGATGTATGGAAGTTGATATTTCTATCGATATCGAGAAGCTTCCTCAAGTGAATTCAGTTTATTTCGGAAACAAAAAAGATAATGATGGCAAATACTATACTTCTGATTTATCTACTAGCTTACCCGAATCGACAATAGGAGTTGACATAGTTTATTACAAAAAAATTAATGGTCAATTCTACGAGTTCAAAGGTTCAATAATTGGAGAACAACGAATTACGCAGTTAGACGACACGGTTGTTGTAAACGATATAGAGTTCAACAGATATTATTGGCAGATAGAAATCCAGTTTGAATTAATCACTCAACTGGTTTACTTCCACAGAGATAATTACTTAATAATAAATCCTCACTCAATTAATGGATTTTGCTTGTTTTTGAATTGGGCTAATAATCGTTCCGGATATATCAGGATAAGCCACAACAACTATTACGCATATCATAGGTACTTAGATTATTTTGAAGTTTTTGCTCATCAAAACAATCTTTCTTCCAAAGGAAATAGAATATATGTTTCCCATGTGGATATAAATTCAATCAAGAGTAAGAATGGCATTGGTTTTGTCTATGTTTTTGAAATTATTGAAGACAAAATAATTTTAAAAGAAGTTTTAGTTGACAAGATTTATAAATTAAAAATTAGTGACAACGATAATTTCAATGATTATTCAATTAGTTATCACCCAAGAACTTAGCTAAAGCCCAAACATGATAAGGAAAATTACTTTGATTCTTCAAGCTGTGTTCTTGAGGCTTATATTCCTTCCATCCACTTAAATTATCAATAACACACTCCCGATTGCCCCAACTCCCTACTTTAATATTCTGCAACTCAAAACCACATTCTTTCAAGAAAAACTTTAACCCCTCAGCGCTCCATCTAGTACAGTCAAACAGCATTGGGTGATACTTTACCAAAAAAGGTACAGTAATCAAAAAATGCCCTCCAGGATTAAGCATTGATATTACATTTTTAGTAGCAGCATAAGGAAATCGTAGATGTTCCCAAACTTGCTCAGCAATTATCAAGTCAAACTTTTCAGGTAATCTACTAGTACAAATATCAAATGCTGGATAAACAACAGATAAATATTCCTCAAATCCGTAGCTACTCCATCCGTTGCCTGATATTTCTAATACTCGTTTTGGTTGTGGTTCGATACTAGAAACCAACTTATTAGTTTCTCGATTCATTACCACTCTCGACCACTTAACCATAGCCAATATTGCGCTGCTTTACGATGCTGGTTTTTTTGTCTTGAGTCGGAAACTTAACCGTTTTTTTATAGGTTTTCACCTCAACGAAATTATCCTTAATAGTAAACTGGGGAATCAGTTTCTTCCACTCATCAACAATCTTCTTTTGCGTATATCTGCTCATAAAAATTATTTTATATTTGTCATAGGTACTTTTTGCTCTATCTCTTTTTTTATCAGTTTTTTAAGGATTCCTCCGATGTCTTCCAACTAACGGCAATATTTGCCCCAAATTAACTCTCCAAATCAATAAAGCGCTACCCTTTAATGGCTCTTGCTCTCCCGGTTTTGGTATTTTATGCTTGGTGTAACTAAGTGGCGGTAAAACGTATCTACCTAAACTCAAAGAAGTTACCGCTGTGATTCTCCTATCACCATTCACTACACCTTGAATTTCTAAGTTGTGAGCCACCGACAATACCACGCGCTGTCTATATTCCCCATTACAAATATAATTAAATCTATCCCCCTCTTTAATTCCCAAGTTACCGGGAATTTGCAAACTCTCAGTTAAGCCATTCCGCCAATTTTCAATAGCTAATTTACACCTTGCAGCCGTTAATGCTTCTTGCAAAGTTTCAGCCACTGGGAAACTTTCACTACCACCAATTAGATTTTGATAACTGTATCCAGGAGTTTGTATTAAATATCGATATTGCGCTTCTTCTGGCTTTTCAGCTTTATCCTTGACATCTTCCTCTTCTTTCTTGAACCGATTTGGGCGACGTTTAGCAACGGTTGGCTCTCCTTCGGTTTCGGTTGTTGAAGTTTCTTGTAAAGCCTCCGTCATCCCCTCTCCTTGAGCCTTATATTTAATTGAATAGGTATGTACTTTTGCTGGGGTGATTTCTTCTCCACGCAAATACACAACATTTCCATTTTCTGTAGTAATGGATTGTTCGTAAACGGCTTCTTCAATATTTGTAGTAGTTTCAAATAAAGATTCTTCCCCCACTACCAAATCTGGCATTCGCTTATCTTCTGCGCTCAATCCTTCATTTTCAGGATTGTCAGTACTTGCAAAGCCAGCAGATTCTGTACGCTCTCGCACCGAATAGTATGGCGGAGCAAAATCCGGGTTATACACCGGAGAGAGAAATGCTTTACCAAATCTGTCACATTTTTTCACCCAATCAACTGCATTCTCACTACTATATTCTTCAAACTTCTGTAAATACCTTGAAGTGCGTTTATAGATGGGAAGCTGAAAAAACCTATATAAATGCGCTTCCGGATTGCCATCTTCTAAAGTTTCTGGAATCTCTACCGATTCTTTGCGATATCTTACCGTGTTAAATCCAGATTCGATTTCGTATAATAGATACCCGGTTTGTTTATCGTAAGTAAACTCTGTGGTTGTTTGTTTGATTAGCTTCCACTGTTGTCGAGGATTCCCTAATATCCGCTTTCTCGAATCATCGTAAATTTCTCCGGCGGTAAAAACAAACCCAAATATTTCGGTGATTATCTTAACTTCTGCTTCATCTTCAAGGTGTACGAATTGTCGGGATTTTGTAACACCTCCCAAATCAAAACACATTGACATAACTTGAATTGAGCTAGTGCCTGCCGGAAATTCATTCGCTTTTACGTCACCATCAATTCTTACCCGTCGCTTTGGATCTTTCCTTACATACCTCGGTGTTGATTGCCCTTGTGTTTTCTCCTCATCCTTATCTTTGGGTTGCGAAAACTCCCCCGATAATTCTACGTTGGGATATTCAAAGGATAAGTTAGTTGGTAATTCGTTTCTGATAGTCGGAATTGGTGGTGGTGTTGGGGATGATGGGAAAGTCGCTAAATTTGGTGATGGTGGATTGTAATTAGCAATTGATAGCGATCGCCTTTTAGAAGAAATAGCGATCGCATCGTAACTGGTTGAGATTTCCCCTAAAATTTCCGTATCTCTGTAAAACCAAGCTTTTGTAGAGTTAATTCTAACTACTTCTACTGCACCTGGATTGCTCCACCTCACAAAAGAGTTAGCAACCCGCAATCTCTCTTGTAGTAAAGAAATTGGATCTGCTGTCGCGTCGCGGGGTGTATCGCGATCGATGGGTACGGGTTTTAAAACCGCTCCCGTATAAGGGATGCCAGCCTTACGCAGCAACTTAATTACCGTAGTCTCTCGTTTGTTGTTACTATTGTTTCGTATCCCAATCGCACAATCTGGATCTGGTTGGTTATCTAAAATCAAATTATTATTGCCGTCATCACGAAGAAAGACTGGCTCATCGATGTAATTTTCCCACTTACCGCCGAAGTTTATTTTCACCGTACACCGCATATCTGGGTATATCGCTCGCGGTAATTCGGTAATATCTAAATTTTCAATTCGTAGGGGTAATCCGTAAATATTAATTTCCAGCCCAGGAGATAAAACCTGCTGAATAATCGATTTTGGTAAAGCTATTTCAAATTGTGCAGTTGCTGATGGGTGCTGCTCAAAACTTCGATTTAATTGGATAGTACCTTCAAGAGGAAGATTTTTAAATGATATTGGATGCGGTTCCCGTAGTAGTGGAGGGCTTACGGGGATGGTTGGTGGTGGTGTTGATACTTGGATGCTTCGTGGTAAGTTTTCAGCAAATATTTGTAGCTGCTGCGAGTATGGATTCCACAGGTATTCCCCATTTTGTGGAGATTCGGGGTTAATTGCGGGAGTGTAAGTAATTCCGTTAGCGGAAACCGAGGTGACTTCTTCTGCTTCGACAGTTATCGGCTGGCTAAAATCTTCGACTACTGTTTGTTGACTTTCCGCTACTTCAATATTAATAGGCGAATAGTTGCCACTAAAAGCTTGGATTTGAGCGGTGTAATCACCTTTGTTTTCGGTATTAGAAATTATTAACATCGCTTAAATCGAACTCTCTTTGACTTAAAATTTAACATCAAGTTTTTCTCCGATGTCTCAATTACCGGATAATCAGAAGATGTTACGTTGGCCATCTTGATACCTATTAATTTACGCTTCCTTTTATAACCGAATTGCCCTCGACTTTCAAGAAACTTCCTTCGTCTTACAGTTACGAGAGCAAAAGACAAAGATTTTTTAATGTGGAACATTTCTCGCAATTCTGAGATGTTTTCACCACATCGTCTCTTGTAAGTAATTATCCAGCAGGTACGAATTAGAGTTTCTACTTTGTGGTCTTCAACTTCCTGGCAGTTATTTTTATAGTATTTTTTTGGCTTAGTTAAATATAAATATTTCTCAACAAGTTTCCCTGCTGCTTCAGGATAAGGATTAGGAGTTGGGGGATATTTTAAATAGTAATAAGGACATTCTCCGCGACAATTTTTAGCACTATTTGGATTAGTCAACCATTTGTGAGCTAGCTCTATCGTTCCTCCACAATCGCATTTACAAGTCCAAGTTGGTTGATTCCGCTTATCTTTTTTACCTGTTAATTTAATTGCGGTTAAGTTGCCAAACTTCCTACCACTAATGTCAATCGGACGACGTTTGTTGTCCACTAATCCCAATTTTCTTCTGCATCCACAAGAGGTTTGCTTGCCAAGACAGTCAAAGTCAGCTCTAGGCTTTTTAATTATGTTCCCGCAATCGCATTGAAGAATCCATAATCGACGATACCTATTACCTACAAATATCACCTCACCCTTGCCTAGAACAGTCAAGAATCCAAGCCTTTGACCCGTACAGTCTGGTTTTTCAAAAGGATGTTTTCGCTCGACATTGAACTTTTGACAACCACAAGAAGGTTTTTTGTATTTTGGATGGTCAAAATTACTTCTTTTGCGTTTAATTATCTTTCCACAAACACATTGCAACCGCCATAAAGTTTGATAAGTTCCATTCTTTCTCGTCTTTTTAATACTTCCTAAAACAGTTAAATATCCAAATTTCTGACCAGTGCAATCTGGTTTAATGTAAGGCATCTTTTTCCAAAAAACCTTCTATATCAGAATCAAATCTTAACTCACCAAATCTAACACCACAAGGAATAAAACTCATGATTGCAAGAGCTAAAACTAATACAAATATTGACTTATTGAAAGTTTCTTGGTTGGGTGGATACAGCAACAAATCATCAGCCCGCAGAAACAAACCAGAAGGATAGTTTGGGTCTTCAGATTCAGCTATCTCCCAATCGTTTTTAGTACCATGAGTCAGCCATTTCCATTCCTCGTTACTTACCCCACCCTTAGACTTTATATGTCCAATAAAACGAGGGACATTGTGTTGAAGAATTGGAATTAAATCACTCATTTACCACATACTTTTCCTTCAACTCTTCAAAGCTGCTAATAGCCATTTTAATGATTTGCGTCTGCGGGCTTTGCTTCATTAAAGCGGCTTCGGATACTTCATACTCTACCCCTCTTAATACAGTCCTGTAAATGGTAGGAAAAACGCCTGAAGTAGCGGTTACTTCAATTGTTAATTCCTTGTCGTCAGTTTGATAGCAGTCATTCCAAATAACTGTATAACTGTGACTTTCACCAATTTTCATCTAAAACTCCTCTCGTGGGATAGTCTGGTCAACTTAGGGCTTCCAATTTTTAGGCTGGAAGCCCCCGACTTAAAGTCGGGGGTCGTTGACAAAGCGTGTTTTTACTCTGTTAACAACTAATATTTTAGATTACCATAATGCTTAAGGATTTCATGATTAACCTTACTCTTAAGATTAATAGTCAGTTCGCGGGAGCATAGCCTCGCGGACTATTTTTGTTTTCAAATTCAATAATATATGTAAGGAAGGCATGTAAGAGCCTAGATACAACCTTTTTCTTTATTCAATAAAAGGGGCAAAATAACCTACGTTACCTCTGGAATCGCATGGAATTACAGTTACTTGCGATTGGTCTGCTGTATCAACAACTTTCCCAGTACAGATAATTACTGCACACCGCAAAAACCCATCCAAATTAGACGGCCTTGTTTGAATATCTAATTGGAATTTATTTTTAGCGTCAGTAATATTCCTAAACTTAATACCTCCGTACAAGACAACTACAGATCCAGTTGATGATATTAAAACCTGTTGCACGGTTGCTTTTCTATCTTCAACATCCTTTAGCTCGCCATTTCCTGGATCGTATTTGTCGCTTTGTAATTCTGTTGTTGTTGTTGAAATTGAGCCATCGCGTTTTAGATAAAACAAGTTTACGGTATCAGCTATATCAAAATAACTGCGGTCGGGATTTTGGGGATTTGTAAAATAATTCCTCCCAGTTGATTTAAACCATCCAGCAGTTCTGCTAAAAGTCTTAGTATTTGGATTGGGAACTAATGTTGCAGAATTCAAGTTAATTAGCCCATTATCTAGGCTGGACTGGTTTTCCTTAGATCCATTAATAACAAAAGAGAATATTTGATTCAAGGTTTGTCCACCATCTCTAGATACAATCGCACCCAACGGAATTGTTTCTATTAAATCGTTAGAAGTTGGAGCAAATACCTTGTAAATTAGAGTGCCGTCTGATTTTAAATACAGGTACAAGGAGTTTGAATTTATTATTTCTTCTGGGATTTTAATTTCTTGGCTTGGTAGTTCTAAAGTACTGTGTTGCTTTAATTCGTAATTATAAAACTTTACTACTCCACCATTTAATTTAAAATATCCCTGCTTATTTATAATTTCTATTTTTAAATTATTTTCTAAGTTTTCTACAACAAAATTGTATGGTCGAGAAATTGTCATTGCAATTTTCTCAATATCACTTTTATTGTTAGTTATTAATTCTGCTGGTAATATTATTGACATAGTAGTTTAAATTGCAAAAGAAATTCCGTCCAAGTTAAAATAAAGAATAGCAGACGTATTTCGCGTTATTATAAGTTCTCCATTTGGCTTTATTCTTAGATAAGTTAAGAAATCAGAGACAGAAGCAGAAGCACCAAATGTTAAAGGATAGTTACCGTTGCTGGTTGGTCTAATTCCTGCTGGCAAAATAAGAACAATTCCAGAATCATCTGCGATGCTTCTATCTTTTTCTATTACCCCTCTAAAAAAAATCAAATCTCTAATTTTTTTATAGGCTGGTGCAGTAAAACCTTCTAAGAAATCGACGTAACTTGAGTATCCAGGATTGTAACCAGTTAAATCAATCCACTCACCAGTACTTTTCGGTGGCAAATATATAGCCATTTATCGTACCTCTTGAATTAAAAATGTGGTTCCTGTTGCATCGTAATTAACAGATCCAAGTATATGTATCCAATTTGCATTAAATTCAATGCTCGCACCTGCTGGTAAGTTAGTTCCCAGCACAGTGCCGTCAAAACTACCAACGTTTGCAATGCTCACACTTGTAGCACCTGCTGCAATTGTTCCTGATGTTGTTACGGAAGTGAAAGAAGGGGTTTGAGTTTTTATTAAAAGCTTTACCGATAGCAATCTTTTCAAGATTGCTATTACACTTCCTTGTCCAGTATCAGTTGATGCTGCACTCTCGAATTTAGTGCCTAAATTAATTAATAATTGTAGAGCGCTATATCCAACAGAAAAGAAGGTATCAACTCCATCAAAAGATGTTGTTTGACCTGCTATTTCTTCTAATCTATCTATTTGCGTTTGTTGATTTGCGGCGCTCGCATCACCAGTATTACCTCCTGAACTTCCCCCATCAATTCCAGATATTTCTAGCCTTCCTTGATTATTTACTTTTAAAGGAACAACTACACCGTTTTCGTCAACTCCAGCTATCAAACGTCCACTCATAATTAAAAAGGAAATTTAAACCCACTTTTTTGTAATTCTTTCTCTCCAATTTCTTGAAGATTTCTTAAATCTAATTCTTGCTGTTTTTCTTTGATCGCATCCTCCCCCCTCAATCTGTCTGATTGCTGCTTGCAAATTTTTATTAATTCAAAAGAAGAAAAGTTTGATATTAAAAAATCAATATTTTGTGAATTATTAATGCTTAGCTCTGCTATTAAATCAAGAGTTAAATCACCTGTTGTTATACTTATTTGATTATTACTTTTGCTTTTGTAACCATACCCCATTAAAAGTTCTAAGCCAGAAATATACGAATTATTTTGCTGTTCTTTAGCAATAAAAAATTCGTGCCTGCTATCTGGACGTAACTGATTTATATCAATATTTGTATCAATCAAATCCCAGATATGCAGATAATAATTTTTGAGATGCTCAAAAAATGGGACATCAAATCCTTTTTTATTATAATTTTCAAATTGTTTTACTTGCCTTAATAATTCTACGTGATAAGCTCTTACTCTTGATTCAACTTTTAAACATGGTGCTTTAATTAATTTAAAATCACCATAGTCTAAATCAATCCGATAAAAACCACTATCTAACAACATTAGCAAGCAACTTTTTGATCTGTATAATACATTTGATAGCCCAATCCAGTACCGTCATTGGGATCGGGAAGAATTCTCAACGTTACGCTTTTTTCAGGATTGGAGGAAATTTGACCGTTGCCTGGAAGTCTAGAACAATTGCGAGCTGTTAATCCCGCAAATCTCCCATCATAATCAACGCCCATACCGTAAACAGTAATAATCCCTAAGTTGTCAGAGCTTATGATAGTAGCTCTGTCAAAGGTGCAGGGAACCCATCCACGTAATGTTTGACCAGTAGCTACTAGTTCTGGACTTAACGTTAAGGCAAGAGCAGTATTTATTTTGATTTCATCTCCGCTAGGAGTCGCAGCACCACTTATTACGGACACCTTTTTAGCTAGCTTGGATGCGTCATCAACATAATATATTTCAGCGGTTGAGTTTTCATCTTGAGCTACTACTTGAAAACCAGCTTGTCCTTCAAGCCTAGCTGGGATATCAGTTGATTTAGGATCTGCTTCAAAATAAACGAATCCAGGAACGTTAGTTTCAGCCTTCATCAATCTTCCATGAGTGAAGCTATCAAAGTCGGGGGTTCCCGTTGAAAAGTTCATGGTTAATTCCGGAGTAAAACCCTGAGTCAACGTTAATGCAATAACATTTTCCCCTTTGCAGTTAACATCCGGAATATCTAATACCTGCTCGTTGGGATTAATTGTTATTTCTGTCGGAGCAACAACCGTTGGGATTGGCAAAAGTATTTTTGTAGGTGGATCGCCAGGGTTACTCGCAGCTACTGTAGCTTGCCGAAATAACCCTACTCTCGAAACGGTTCTCAATCCATATTTAGCGTCAGACATTCCTTATCTCCACAGTGGGAATAATTAAATTAATAATGTAAAAATAAATACCATCTCGATTCTGCTGAAAATTATCAGATTCCAGATAAGCTTCTCCCGTCACCCCCTCGGTACAAGCTTTGAATCCAAGTAATAATTTTTCTACTTCTTCAACCAGTGCAACCGCTTTATCCTCACTTCTAAAATCTTTAATTTCTATCGATATTTGAAAATTGCGATCACAGTTTTGTAAACCGATATAGTTAGTGCTTGGAGGAGGTTGGAATTGCCCCCCAGTATAGCCGACTCGTAGAACATAGTCACCTTTAACTAAATTTTTACTACCCGCTTCCCCATCAGTATCATCAGCAATTATACGTACTCTATCCTTTAACGGTTGTAACTGTTTTATTATGGATTGCTTGAGTTGAGTAATCATCAATAAAGCTTTAAATTATCAAAACTTGTTTTACACTCACCACCATAAACAGTCCAGTCGTCCAAAGGAAAACCACGGTTATCAATTAAAGAATTTTGCTCCTGTCGCGCTTCCGCTACAATTCCATTTTCGTCAATGATGAGCATAACCCCTTTTTCAATATCCTTTAAACGCGCTATTGCATTTTTATAACGCTCCGAATAAGCTTCGGGAGCATTGTTTTGAGCCAAGCGGTACCAAGCGATATCGATACAGTAAGTTTTTATGTAGGTTGGCACGGAGGTTAGGGGAATGGAGTAGCGAGTTGCAAGATATCCATTTATCTCGCTGCTAGCTTCAATGAGCGCCAATTCTAATCGGGGAAGATTAATTAATTCAGCATCTGGGTTGTCAAGGTTGGTTAACTCTATAGTCTCATTCGTCCCTACCTGCTGTTCAAATTCTTCTGCGGTTACATACATAGTGAGAGCGTATTACTAAATCTGTTCAATCGCACCAATCACAATCAAAGGTTTAGCTTCCTCTTCACTCATTTTTAAACTATGGCCAGCTTGATACTGTTTTTGATTGTGATTGATTGTGGTTTTGCAGCGGTATAGTTTTGTATCTGCGACTTTAGCTTGCTTATCGCTCTCCTCGGTTGATTCCGCCGGCTTAACAATGGGAGTTTCCTGTTTTCCTTTTTTATCTGAAGTATCCGCTGTGGGTGCCACGGGGATATTCCCTGTGGCAAATGCGGCTGTTTCTTTATTGTCCTCAGATTCCTGTTCGGAATTGTCTTCGACTTCGATAACTGCTTCCGAATCGTCCGACTCTGCTCTTCTTCTAGCCATAATTTAAAAATTATTAATTTTGTGTAACATTTTGAACTAAGAATCCCGCACCATTATAAGTAATTAACGGCGCACGCTCAGCTTTTACTGGAAAAAGCCAAGTCTCTCTATTCTCTTCGTAATAACTGGGTAACGCGATAGGATAACCTTTTAAGGTATAGGTATAGCCAAAAGAAGGCTCTATTGCTTCTGGGTCAAGTTCTTGATTAACGTAAGCCAGAATAACTTCATTTTGTAAAATATCTCGCTTCAACCCGGTTATCGGATCTTTGACTAAGCAAGTAGCGATCGCACATTTTTCAATATTAAAAAATCGCTGCACCATTCCAATTGTTAAGCTGTCGTCTTTGACGTACTTAAATTGGTCGCGAACTTCCGGATGAATGTCAAGAGCATTAAAGGCTTTAGGAGAGAATATCGCAGTGTTGGGATATACCCCAGTCTCACTTCTGATCGCTTCCCTCCACTCGTTCATTTGCGCTTTAGGTCTTGAAGTAGAATCTGTCCACTGAGAGGAACCACTTAGTACTTCAGTAAAATTGGAACCATAAGCATCGGGTGAAGAAGCAAGCGACAGTTGATCGTACTCTAGCCTCAAATCAATTACATTTTTAGCCTTGCGAGAAGTCGCTCTTTGCAAATTAATAGGTAAATCTGTTTCGGATTCTGCTTCCTCAAGCAATTCTATGGGCAACTCACCTTCGATTTTGTCTTGGTAAAGCTCAAAGTATTCGCTACCGTAAACTACTGCTACTCGCTTTGTTCTAGCTCCTGGTGTGCGCCGGGTATCCATCAAAGCAAAAGCTTCGTCTGAATGCTTGATAATTCGTCCGCTTCGCTTCCCTACCGGAACCGGAGGGAACAACAAATTCCCAACCATTCTTCCTTGCTTCGGTCCAAGCTGGACGTAGCGAGTAAGAATTGGGTCAACGACTTTCGCTTGTCTTAAACTTAACTGTGGCATTCGATTACGCTTTTCCTTCTCTTGTTATAAAAATTTCAATATAATCATCAGCCTGCTGAGCGACTTGCAGCGCTCTAGCAAAGACAAACTGTCCGCTGGATGCAGCGACCAATCTTCCTTGAGAGTCAGAAGTTAAAGCAGTTCCAACTGTTACAGCTTCCCCTACTTGCGCTCCACATGTACCCATCACAGCAGTACGGATAAATTCACCACTTTTTATTGACTCTTGCTGAGTAATTCCTCTAAAACTACTTCCAGCAGCGGAAACCAACGAACCGTCGTAGTTAATGCATTTTCCAATCGGAGTAGCTTGAGCGACCTGCACCGTTTGGTCATCAATACTTTTGGAAGCAATATCAAAAATTGACTTAGCCATTATTCTGTACAGCCTCCAACGCTTCCGTAAATTCCGCTGTATCGTTTATATCTAAATTGTTCGCCTTTGCGTAAGCGACCGCCTTTTTATAAAGACCACCAGAAGCTTCATCTACACCGTAACCATCTGGTGCATTAAAGCTAGGAACCTTCGGAATTTTGGGGATAGGAGAAGCAATTTCCTCGCCATAATTCCATGATGGTTGGTCGTTGAGCATATCTTTCAGTGCTTGTCTGGGGGTTTTCTTTCCTCCAGAAGCTTCCGAAAAATTAGCGGTTTTGTTGTCCGAGGAAGCTAATAGTAAAGTCACAGTATCATCGCGTTTTGCAGCGATAATTTTACCTTGATTAATCAAAGACTCTACAAAATCAGTAATTTCTCGTTTCTCAAGTTCTTTTTCTTTCTTTTCAACGGCTTCTTCTCTTTCATTCAAATACTCCTCGTAGTCCATCCCCTCTTTTTCTTCAAAGCATTTATCTAGCTTTTTTCGTTGAGAAGCAGTAGGCTTTTTGCCGTTATTGACAATATCCGAAATCTCCGATTCTTCTATTCCCGATTCCTCTGAAATATCGGCAATTGATTTACCGGAAGCCTTCATTTTTGTTTTGTAATCTCCTTCCATGTACTCTACAGAAGGTTTCGAGAGCATATGTTGCCGCATTTCCGAAACCTGCATTTCAAGTCCCGATATTGTTCCGTAAAGGCTTGTATAGCTTTCACCCATATTTCTTAAATTTTCAATTTCATAAATTGGTAAAACTCTATCTGCTACCTCAATCGATTCTTTATCAATCAAGTATTCCCGAAATCGCTGAAATAAATCAGCGCATGTCCCCCACGCACTTACATTCATAGAAAACTCAACTACTCCTTCTTGATGCTCTGAAACTTGAAATTCAAGCTGCCTTAATCCCTTCACCGCTGGTGGTGTTTTCCCCAAAAGCGCGATGTGTCGCAAAGACAGCTTCCCAGGGTAGGGATTGCTGGGACTACTGGGAAGGTAGAAACTACTTGACACACTATGAAGTAATCCATCTCGAACCCACTGTTTTACTTTGGGAGAAATTTTTTCATACCCCGCTTTAAGAGTATCGCCAACAACTTTAAGATATTTGGGAACTCCGTAGCATAATTCGGAATGAGCTACTTCAGAGTCTTTGATACCCTTTGTATCGTGTGACACTATTGTCGGTGGTCTAAAATATTCAGGATTAAAAGAATTGACAGCTTGTTTTAAATCGCTAACAGAGAAGTTAAATTCTGCTCCATTACTCGCGACTTGCTTACCAGATTTAAAAATTTCGATTTCAACGCATTTAGACATCCGCAGGGCTAAAAGCGACTATTTAACTCTTAAGGAATAGCACAATTAGCACAAAAAAAGACCACTTACTTACTTACTTACTCATATTGAGGTTATAAATGTAGTGGTGATTGGTATTAAATATGAAAAAAGCAGAGTTTCCTAAGTGCGAAACCTTACGGCTGAAAAGAATCGCGAGCGGTTTATCTCAAAGTCAATTAACTTGTTCTATGGCTGAAAAAGGGATTGGCAATTTTAGCAGCAACTACATCTCAAGATTTGAATGTGGTTCTCAAAAGCCCTGGAAGAAAGCAAGAGTTGCCTTGGCTCAATATTTTGAATGCAGCGAAAACGAGCTTTTCCCTGAGCATTACCGTTGGGTGCGCTAATCTTTTTGGAAGTAAGTCCTGAACCCATCTAATTCTGTCACGAGGGAATCTCTCAATGCGGATGCATAAGCCGGGTCTGCTCCTGAATTCCCGTAATTACCCAGCGAACCCCCAGATGGTGTATATTTTTCTATGGAACTATCATAAAAATAATTGTCAAACTCTTCACGAGACAGCCTATCTCCAAGCGCTCGACGCACCTTATTAACCTCAACTAAACCAGTACCTTCAGGGTCTAGTTTTTCAAAAGCTTCGTCAAATTCTTTACTGAATTCTTCTTTTGATTTTATCGGAGGCCGCGATCGCATTTCATAAGCTTCCCCTAATTCATCTTTTGTGCCCTGCATAGGGCTAGTATAGTGTTCAATAGTGGCTTCTACACTTTCTCTCGGCAAATTTTTGGTGTATAGCTTAGACACATCGTCGATTTCAACATCTTGTGTACCACCTTCATTGCCTGAAACCTTTATCGTTTTACCGTTATTTTTATAAGTTCCAGCAGGAACTTCAAAAAAATCTTTATCTCTATCATTAAAAGCATCTAATTCACTTTTAACCCGATTGGCTTTCGCAAGATCCCGCCAACTCGGTTCTTGTTTAGCTTCTGGTTTTTGATTTTTTGTATTCTGCGGCTTAACTGCTTTCTTTGGAGTAGATTTTTTCTTTGCAGTAGTTTTCGGCTTAGCTTTCTTGCCGTTTTTCTGGTTTTTCAAAAACTCACCAAAATTCTTCGCTTCACCTTTTACAGCTTTTTTACAAGCATAGTTTTTACTAATACAGCTACCACCGCAAGGGTAGCCTTTCTTACAGCTTCTCTGCTTTCCCCCTTTAGCAAACTCCAATATTTGAATTGGCAAATTCGACCAAACAAAAAAATTTGCGCTTTCACTGAACTCTAGAGATGATATTTCTTCCTCAAACTCTACTTCAGCTTCAGTATATTCACTAAGATTGGAGAACAGTGTTGTAATAGTCATTTAATTGGCAAGTAATTGAGTACAAAATCATCGCCACTCGATTTTAATTCATAATTAAATTTTCCATACTCGCTATCTTTATCAATAAAAATACCGGAAGAGACTGTACCAGGTTTTGGCTCATCATCTTCAATCACGTCTTGAGCTTTATCAGTGTAAATCGTATTAATTAAAGTTAGCAAACCGGCTTTTCGGAATTCTGTTTGCTTGTCGGGTTCAAGCTGGTCGTAAAATTCTTTATATTGTTCTGGACTAGCGTTTTCGGGTAATTTCATTATTTAACTACGCTCCTAAACTAACAAATTTCAGCCTTAAAGATATTTTTAATATCTTTGATACTATCCGGAATATTTATCTTAAATCCCCCAGGAGATTCTCGCGATATCTCGCCAATCTTACCAAGATACTCGTCGATAAGCGGTTCATTATAGAAATTATTCTGTAGGTCGTTAACTTCTTCCAAACTTACCTTTAATTTAGACCATAGCTCAGCCGTTTTACCATACAATCGCTGATAATCGCTATCTGTCAAAGATTTATTGCCAACCTCTCGTATAGCCTCATTAATTTCTTTCACTGTATTCCTATATCGATTAATAGCTGCGACCGCTGATTTATCCTGCTGAAATTCTTTCGATGAATTATTTAAAACTCGTTTTGATAAATTAATAAATTCAGCTTCGTCATTTATAGGTATAGTTTTTACCGACTTGTCAGAAGTTGTTTTTACGCTTAATTTTCTCGACCCTTCAGAATTAACTTCGTCAATTATTTTGCGTAGCACATCTACTTTAGCAGCGGCATTCTTTTTATTAGAAATTCCTCTCTCAAATTGCAAAGAATTAATTACAGAAAGAGCGGTCGCGTCGTTTTTGTATTTACGTTTTAATTTATCAACTGTGGCATCGTAAGCATTTTTTGTTGACAAATTAAGTAACTTCAAT